CTGATTCTTCTGACATTAGCCAGTGCTCTATTTTTTTTTGCGTTCTTAGCGGAATCCAGTAAGTATAAATTAATAAGTAAAGCCCAAAGCTCAAAATCCAGATGGCGGCAAACATGGCGTCTGTCATGCGAGGGGACCGTTACCACCGAATAAACCTGTTTCTCTTAGTCGTTTTTCCCACCAGGACATTTCTGCTTTTTCAGTAACTGGTTCAAAAACTTCTTCAATTTCTGTTTTTGCTTCATCCACTTGATCTTGAATAAACTGTTTAAGGTCACCAGGTAATTCACCCAGTGCCTGAGCTAGTTGATTTATCATATCTAAAGCCTCATCTGTTTTGTCATACATTGCAGCCAGGACAATTCCTCTAGGCAATCCCAAATCAATACCAGGTACAATTTCAGCAACTGCAATTAAATTATTCATGGCACTGATCCTTTTATCAATTTTAGATATTCCTAACCAGGTGATTCCCTGGATAAACGGAGTGAATGCCCTAATTATTTCTGGAGTAATAATATCCCAAGGAATCTTATCAAAATCACTTTTGCTATTAACCAACGTACCTAAGTCCTTCTAGAACAGCTACTGCAGCCAGGAGAAAACGCATTAACAGTTGCTCCAGGTTATAATCTTCGTACATTATTCTCTGTAGATTCTTCCAGTCATAGTAACGGTTACATCATATGCCTGGTTCGCTGCACTGTCTACTGTTGCAACAACCTCGGTATATGCAGGTATAATGAGTTGTTGTGTGACTGTCGGGAACGTTTCAGGGGTTGATACTGCTGCAGAAGACATTATGACAGAAACTTTTGTACCATTTAATGTAGTAATACAAAGTGTTGATACACCTGCTGCAGGATCAGTAGGATCTACTCCTGCATTTAATTGTAGTTCACCAACAAATAAATAATTACCAGTTGTAAACGATAATGCAGTTTGCGAAGTCGAGGTAGCAGCTAGTGCTCCCGAATATGCTGCAGCAAAATCACCGTATATCTCTAAAGCTTCTGCTGGACCAGTGAAACTTCCGCCTACTGGATTACCTGCACCGCCGATTATGGCCATGAGGATCCTAAGGCGCGTAGGTTATCGAAACCGCTACGTCAACAGTTTCTGCCGTGGTGCAGCTGACTGAAAAATCAATCTGGTTACCAGGAATTATAGAAAAAAGTCCGGTGGAGGATTCCACTACAACGGGTTGGCCGTTGTTACCGTCAAGTGGTCCTGCTGCCTGGTTGGACCATGCTGGTCCTCCAAATATCTGCTGTACTGAAACTCCGTCTCCTGCAAACTTGAACACACTTACACCATCGGTGGCGCTAGTATGATCAGGTGAACAGCTCATTGAGATCCGTACCACTTTATTCATCCCTTCAGGGTTAGTCGTGCTTTGCGACGCTCCCATTAGCTGACTAATACTGGTAAATGTTCCAGCAGTTAGTGCAGATCCTGCAAGCGTGTAGGTTCGTGTTTGTAGTCCTGACATGTTTTTTTATCTCCTTATATTTTGAAGTATAGTTTCGTTCCACCCAGTTTTACTGATGGAAAGAATTTCCTTGCTAGTCCACCTGCAGTCGCTAAAACGATTGCAGAGGATAGAACTGCCTTGCCTCCTGATGAGGTAGCCAGGTCAACCGCGTTCTTGGATAATGAACTGAATGCACTGTTCAAGTTACCATCTAAGGTGTCCTTGATCACTCCTCCAGTTTTCAATGTTCCAATTCCAACGGACGTTCCCTGGTTCAGGTAGTTTGCGACTGATAAGCCTGCAGCCATTCCAGTTACGGAAGGATGCGGTATTGCCATTCTTCTTCGTGCCATATTTCTTCTCCTTGATCTTGTGCCAGTATAGGCTCTTCGTGCGGTTTTACGACGCTGTCCTTTTCGGGTTGATCGCCGAGACCTGGACATATCATAAGATTTCTTGCTGATGAGCTTGCCATCTCTAAAATACATCCGGCGACCATTGGCTCCTTTACGGGTATAGAGTCCTACTGGCATATACTCACATATGAGTAACACTATTAAAGCTAATTGGAATCATTAACTAACCCTTACTTATTTTTGAGTATAATGGAACGTCTTTTATACTAGAACTTGCTGGTTTACTGATGAGCTTAGCCAAGAAGAACAAGTATAGCCTGGGCACGCCATCTTTGATGCGTGGCCTTGAGAAAGGACAGGAGTGTGAAGTAAAATTCCTCACTGATCCTAAGCCTGTGGAAACAGAGCACGGAAGTAAGTTTGACATACAAGTCCAATTACTTTCCCATCCTCATGAATCCTATTCCTCTCTTCCAAAAGAGGGAAGGAGACTTACCTGGAGAACCAACTGTCATGTAGTGAGAGTTACCATTGCGGATCTCTTTGCTAATGAAGTTGTGGACTTCCAGAAGGATTGGTATGAACTTACCTGGACAATCTCTTGCAGAGAAGACGGAAACATATGGGTCGAAGCATGAAGTGTAAATGGATTAAGACTAAGATGCGCTGTCATTGTTGTGCTAGATGGTACAAAGAGATTACGGGTGAATAAATGAAGCGACGCTGCAATCTTTGCTTACAGTCTAAGGATCACCTAAAGACTGACAAGTTTAACAATGAAGTAACAATCTGTTATGAATGCCAGGGAATCCTAACCAAAATAATCAAACAGAATTGGATTGCGATTTAAGGGTGAAAGGATGGAGATGCTATTCTAACCTCAATTTTATATTGTCTCCATCCCACCAAACATAATTAAGCAAAATTGGATTACAATATAGCTTTACAACCAAATCCAATTAAAGAAAAGATGAGGACTAGAGAAGGTGGTGGGGTAGGATAGGGTATAAAAGGTGAGTTTGGGGCGTTGGAAGGCGCTGTAGAGCCGTTTTTTGGCGTTGCAGCGCCTAGTCAAACCCGAACTTGCCGTGTACTAGCTCGGCAACTTTTTTGTTGTCCTGGTTATCTGCAGCTTTTTGTATAACTGGGATCAACTTGGACGCTGCAGCTTGAACATACCAGGGTTGATCCTTTAATTCTTCAGTCATACTATGCAGCAAAGAGAGTTGAGAGCCTTCCTCCGTACCGCTCAATTTCTGGGCAGCATTCCCCATAGCACCGTTCCAAAAATCTATTGCTGCCTTTCTACCCTGAGGGATCATGAACTCCTCGAAGTCTACCAGGGCTTGCTCTCGGATCTTGTTAGTGATAACTCCAAGGCTAGCTAACAGAGTCTCGTCTGATTCTTCTGACATTAGCCAGTGCTCTATTTTTTTTTGCGTTCTTAGCGGAATCCAGTAAGTATAAATTAATAAGTAAAGCCCAAAGCTCAAAA